AGGAATGGTAAACCCTGCCTAAAAACGTTGGATACCGAGGTCGGTCCACCGTCTCTAGAACATAACCCATTGACGCAGCGATGGCCTTAATTGGGCCAAGGCTAGTCGCGATCAAGTCGTCACCAGCGACAATAAAGTCAAAGCATTTCAACGCACAATAAGCTATAAAGGCATTGATAATGGAATTGAGAACCGTTGTCTCTGGACTACCACTTAAGCGCGATGTGCCAACATCATACCTAATGCCGTGGGAAGTTACACCCACCGCATTAATCTGTTGGTTGTAGAGGTCTAGACAGTCTGTATCAGGGAAACATTTAGCCAAAATAGCGCGTTCCAAACGAACGGCAGCAGGACTCTTTGTCCCATCAAATTTGGCATAATCCGCTTCACTAAGCTCACACACATGCGACAATGCCTGAATACGCGCAGCGATTTGAGGGGGCGTTTTACCTGACCCATACCAATCGAAGCGCTCACAATATTCAGCAAGGGCATATGTATACGCACTATAACGTGTCTTAAAACCGGCGTCAACGGTTGTAATATTCCTGGGAGCTTTAGCCTTTGGATACGACTCATTTTTCTGAAAAGACTTAATCTTGAAAGGTACATCGCCAAAAACTGGGCCAACCGCGTCACGCAAATAACGTTGAGTTGGTCTAGCTTGGCGTTCAGCAACAATTTCAAGGTCAACAGGATCTAGTCTGACAAATAATGAGACGAAATCGTCGAGCTGGGATAGCAATGCATCGGGAAATTGTGCGTCCGATCTAACCGCAAAAAGGCGATCATTAAGACACCAATTATCATTAGCCGGTGATCGCATTGGTGCATTACCGTTAGGGTCAATTGGGGGATGTGCCAAACGATGAGAATCATTAGGTTCTAGTGTGGTGTCAACAATGGAATTATAGCCCAAGACAATGTCCATCTCAGATGGAACATTGTTCAAAAGCAAATATTCGAAAAGCAGGCACGCATACCGAACATGATTATCGGCACTACCCTTAATATGCGTCTCAACCATAGATGCGAGCGGTGTTTTCATATTACGCAACCGCACGCGACAGGTTTCAACAACACCAACTGAAATCTTCAAGCAATCATAGGAATCAGGCGCAGCCAAATGAAGTTTAACGTCATCTGATGTCGCTATAATTTGAGCTTGGAAACCACTAACGAAGAGAACACGATA